TTACTCATCAAAAATGGCTATCGCATCATGCTTTTTCTGGGTGTATAAATGGCTGTAAGTGCCCATCGTTTCAGTGATTTGAGCGTGTCTCATGAGTGACTGTAAAACGAAAATATCTACACCATTATTCGCAAGGTATGATGCATAAGAATGTCTCAGCGTGTGTATGTTATAATGTGGGAAAGCCTTTTGAAATTTTTTATGAACATGACTATAATGTTTAGGTGCAATTCCACCGAAAATAAAATAACTACGTTCATCAAAATATTTGTTAGCTGCTTTTTCACGTTGGAAGCGATCAGCTAACATTTGGTTAATAAATTTAGGTAAGGGGACAATATCTTCAGAGCTTTCAGTTTTAGCTCTGGGGTATATAGTCCGATTAGAGATGTCCATAGTTTTGTCTATGGATATCTCTTTTTTATATTTATTAAAGTCTGTCCATACTAACGCCATTGCTTCTCCAATTCGCAAACCGGTATAAAACATCAACTTAAATAATTCTTGATAGTCTTGTTCCTCTACTTCTTTTACACGCTCATCAAATTCTTCTCTTAACATATACTTTGGTTTAGGTTTAACACGTGGAATCGGTTTAATTGAGATAGTAGGATCTATACGCAAACCGAAATATTTTTTAGCGTAGTTGATAACTACTTTGAAGCCAGACCATATTGTGCGTGCAGTGTTAGTGGAAGGGATGTTATCCATTAGATACTTTCGGAACTCTTGACACTGGTTCTGCGTAATCTTGTTCATATTAATATGTCCGAATTTATCTTTAAAGTGTCTATTGTATTCATTGATTTTACGCTTTTTAGTTTTAGGTCTTAGGTCGCTATGCTCTAAATAATGATTGAACACATAGTCAAAGGTATTTGAATCACTATAACCCTCATTAATATCATTTAAAAACGCAGCTTCCGCATATTTAGCTTCTCTTTTAGTATTATAACCTCGTTTCATTTTACGTTTATTATTACCGTAAACATCTTTATATCTGACAGAAAAATACCACTTATTTGTACTTTCATCTTTATAAACTGGCATTTTTACTCATTCCTCCTCAAAAAAGGTAAAAAATAATAAGGGTACGGTGGTGTACCCTAGAGCTATTGATTTGTTAAGTGGACATATTTTACAATTCATCATAAACAGTATTGTGAATTTCAAGTTTCAAAACTTTATTGTCGGCGTCGATATAAAAGTCGCTATTGTAATTTATTTTGTTTACTTTTAACACTCCGCCATTATCTCTTACATACAACGCTACATCGTCGTCTTGGTCGATAATTACTAGGGTGTTCTCGTTGGTAAGAACTTCGTGTTCTCCGTCATACTTTACTTTAATAAGCCAATCGTTAAATTTCATTTTGATCATTCCTTTTTATTCTTATAAATATCTATAATGTGTTAAAATAAATATGCGGGTGAAACCGCAGTGAAAACCCCTCTATTTACTAAAATTTATACCAGCTTCTTTTGCTCCCACGCTATATAGAAGCTGGTATTTTTAAATTGATTTTGGTATAATTAAAACTCTCCTAAAATAGGTGGATTTATAAACATCTCCCATTTTTTGAAAGTAGACTGCAAAACCTCGGCTATTAATATCATTAGTAGTTGAGGTTTTTGTATTACATACACTACGCTTCTTGTTCATTTTGCTCCAATTTATTAGCTATTTCTATTAACTTCTCTCTTATTTCTCTAACTGTTTGGTCTTCACTAAATACATAGCTGAAAGGTATACCTGACTCTGTCTCAGCATAAATGGTAACTAAATCTCTATAATTGTCATAAGTTAATGTATAATTTTTAATTTTCATATCATTTCACCTTTTACGTCTACTTATGTAGGCGTTTTTTTATATTCTTTTCGTTATTTCTTATTTTGAATTAAATCAGTTGTTATAAACAGCGTTAATATGATAGTGAAAATCAACATACTAATAACTGCTATAACTCTAGCAACAGGACTTTCTTTATAAATAACAACATAGAATCCTTGAAAGAAGAAATAAAGATATAGAGGCATTAATGCTATAAGAGTTTTACTGTGTTTTGTCATTACATTTTGCTCCTTTGTCCCAGAGTGGAAAAGTATAATTAAAATTTATCTTTTCTATTCAATTTATAGAAATATGTTATAATTAAAGAAAAAGTAGGTGAGATAGTGGAAATAATCTCATTATTATGTAGTTCGGGTGTAGCTGGTCTATATACATTTATTTACTTGGATTATCTTTCTATTTTTGACACTGAAAAGAAGGATATAAAGAAAATGTTTAACATTCTTTTTTCTTTACTAAGCGTCAGTATATATTCAATTATTTCAACTATCACAAAATATTTTATTAATAGTAATATATTGAATGTATTAATGGCTTTAATAGTTACTTTGATTGTTGTTCATTATTTAACAAAATACATTTACATCAGAATTATTCATGTTTTCAGAGAAAATATGAATAAGAAGAGAAGCAATTTACACTTATCAAAATTAAGTTACAAACACCCTATAGATGAAGTTTTAGATACAGATGATTATAAATTTTATATTGAATATTATAATGCAGAGAATTTTGAACCTATAATGACTGGGGAATTAATTTATCATTCCGTAGATGAAAACGATGAGATAAATTTTATTATTGCCCCAACTCCCAAGATAAAAAACACCAAAATAATAGACGATATTTTTGTTTATCAAAAATCTAATAATGCTAACTACTATAAAATTTATTCCAAAAAAATAAAACAATGAATTATTTCTTATACTCGTGTCCAAATAAGGATTCTTTTTCTTCTTCAGTAAATCTTTCGTGTTCATGTGTACGGTTTCTATAACTTTTCTTTGTAGGTTCATTACTTCTTTTCTCACGACCGAGTCCTCCGCCCCCACCGCGATGGGCTGGATTATTAGGATTATATTGTTGTTTTTTCTTTTTATCACTCATGATATCACCACCTTACAGCGTCTACTTATGTAGGCGTTTTTTTATACCAAATCCCCCAGAGTGGAGGGGGTTATAAAATTATTTATAATAAGATATCATTAAATTTAAACCGTAAGGTTTTTCTTTTGTTACTAACTTTTCTTCAATCCAATCAAATTCTTTGTATTTCCCTCCGTATATATAAGCAGTGCAAGTGTTGATATTTTCAATATATTGATTTATAACAGTTGCAATTTCTTTAGGAACATATCCAACGTTAAATTTTCCGTAGTCATTAGAGATATTAACTTTTATAGCATTTGTATCATAAGGATTATCAATGTCTCTTTCTAAATAAACCCCGGGGACACTTTCAAAATTTGCTATTTCAAATAATTTACCTCCAAATTCAAGTTCATCTATTAACTCACTTCTTTTTAAATCTTCATATAAGTATATAAATTCTTCGTTTTTCTTCATATCATTAATCATTTTTTTAAGTCTGCTTCTTCTATTATCATAATTCAAGCCAACTACTACAAAGTTTTCATAAGAAAGGTTGTTGTTTTCATCTTTAGAATGTTCTAAGACTAATTTATCATCTGAAGAATTGCTTTTTTCTTCTAATTTTAATAATAATTTTTTATTTTCATTTTCAAGAGATTCTATTTTATCTTGCAACTCTGGAGTGTTCGTTTTATTTATTTTTTCATTAAAATAACAAAAAACTTTGTATAAAGCTTCTAAAACAACAAATTCATTAGAAGTGAATTGCAGTGTCAACTTCCTAGAATTTTGATCGTATACAATAATGGTTTTATTAGAAAGTATACCTTTTTGTGAAGTGAGAGAGTTAACATGTGACCACGGTATTTTATATAATAATTTCTTCTTTGAAACAACAAATGTAAATTCATCATAAGAAAGAAAAACTGACCCAGTGTAAATAGTTCCATCTATATTAGAAGAACTTGTTGCTTCAATAATGATTTCAAAGTTTGGAAATTTATTTAAGAGATATAATTTATCTTTCGCTTTCCCTTTCATAATGGATACTCCTTTATTTAAAATAATTTTTGACTTGCTAAATGTAACTTATGGTTTTACAAAACTATTTTTCCTACTACTTTCAAATCATTAAATGAACTGACTGTAATGTCTTCATACTTTGGATTCAAAGATATAAGTTTAAGATATTCTGGATAAATATCTACGCGTTTGATAAAGCTGGTACCATCAAGAACCACTAATGCGATCGTTCCGTCCTTAATGTTAGTTTCTCTTTTAATAAATGCGTATGTACCTTCTTTAATCATTGGTTCCATTGAATCACCGTTGACTAATATGCAGAAGTCAGCACCTTTAGGAACTTCATCTTCATAAAACTCAACATCTTCCTCAATTAAGTCATCAAACAATTCTTCGCCGACTACACCAGCAGCTGCAGCGTGCATACGTTTGATAGTAATAATATTTCTGTCGTTTTCAGATACTTCATTGTTCTGCTCTTCTAATTGTTTATTAGCAAAATCTAATACATTATGCTGGCGTGGAGGTGTGAGTTGAATAATTTTTGTGATCGATTCACTAATTATTGTGTCGTCTATCTCCATTAAACTTTCAGGTTTAATATTCAACCCTTTACAAATCTTGATGACATTTTCAACTTTAGCATTGAAAACGCCTCTTTCTAATATAGAACGAACTGTTGTATAAGCTAACCCTATTTCTGTTGAAAAAGCTTTAACCGAACCAGATTTTAATTCCATTAAATGTTTTAAATGTTTTTCTTTTTCCATTTTGGTTACCTCGTTTCTAATTTGTACTTATATAATATCATGCGAAAAATCGTATATCAATATAAAACAAATGAAAAAATACGAAAAATAGTATTGACTAAGTACGAAAATTCGTATATAGTTTAGTTAAGCACTTCAGCAGTGCTTGTTTTTAAAATTTAAAGTACGAAAATTCGTATCGAGGAGGAGGTACTATGTTGACTAACTTAGAGGAAGTCAGAAAAAAGTATCTCTGGTTGACATAGCAGACTTATTAGAAGTCCGTTATCAAACAGTATCAGATAAGATTAACGGTATTTCAGATTTCAAATTCGGAGAAGCGTTACTTATTAAAAATACTTTTTTTCCAGAGTATGAAATTGAATATCTGTTTTCGCGAGAGAAAGAGAAAGTATCAACTTAATAGGAGGAAATCACATGCAAGATTTACAAGTAGTAGAACATAATAATGAACTTTATGTAGACAGTCGAGAAGTAGCGGAGATGATTGATAAAAATCACGCACATTTAATGAGGGATATTCAAAATTACGAAAATGTAATTTTACAAAATCCAAAATTGGATTCTGCAGATTTCTTTGTTGAATCAAGTTACACATCTAACAATAACAACACATACAAGTGTTACTTGCTCACTAAAAAAGGTTGCGACATGGTAGCAAATAAAATGACAGGATCTAAAGGTGTTCTATTCACTGCAATGTATGTAGACGCATTTCATAAAATGGACGAGCATATTAAAAAATCACAATTAAACGTACCACAAACACCTATGCAGGCATTAGAAATGATGTTCAAAGTACAAAAGAATCAAGAACAATTCAATAAAGAGATGGAACGTCAAATCACAGGTATTCGTCACATCGTAGGTATTGAAACGAAAAACTGGCGTAATGACACAAATAAAATTCTATCAGCTATCGCTCAACACTTAGGTGGCGGTGACATGCATAAGAAGGTTAAGTCAGAAGCATATAAAGCGTTAGAAGAAAAAGGACGTTGCAATTTAAAAATCCGTATGCAAAACCGAAAAGGCAAAATGTTAGCGAACGGTGCTACTAAAACCCAGATTAACAAACTGTCTAAGTTAGATGTTATTACTGACGAACCTAGACTTATTGAGATTTACATTTCAGTAATTAAAAATATGGCGATTAAATACGGTGTAGATATTAGCCAGTTTGAAATTTAGGAGGATTAGCATGACAAAAGATGATGTAATAAAGGTCATAGAGCTTCAACGTGAACACAGCAGATTCTTAGGTCAAATCGAGTCATACAATTCAACTCTTTCTAAAATCGAAGAGACAAGAGAATTGTTCAATGGATTGTTTGATGAAAAAGAAGATAAAGGCGTATATGCAGGAATAGCTGTTGCTGAAAACAAAGTGATCGCTGAGTGTCAACAAGCGATTAAAAGCATCAAGGAAATTTCTAAAGAAATCGATAAACTTGCTGGAATCGAAACCGATGACACAGTTACTGACTTAGAAGAATGGAAGATGTTGAATCAGTAACAGCACCCTACCCACAATCGAGCGGAATTAAAGGAGGTGAGACAAAGTGAACATTCAAGAAGCAACGAAGTTAGCGATGGAAAAAGGAGTTGCTATAAGACGCAATAATCAAAATGCATACGGAATATTACCAACCAATTTGGTCAATTACCAATGTTTGATTGTGACGAAAAATTATAAAACCAAAGGACAAACCGCCTACTCAAGGTGGCAGCCTAGCGCAGACGATTTAATAGCTGATGATTGGGTTTTAGAAAATTAACTTTTTCAAATCTTTAGTTAAACTTAAAAGGTTTTTGTAGTTTTTATTAGTAAGATTTTCTGAATAAGCAATGCCTTCGTGGTTTAATGCCATTTCAGCAAATCCGTCATCTCCAGGTGCAACTGTTAACAACTTTTTAGATTTTAATTCAAAAACAGCATCAATGTAGTCTTCAAAATTCAATCCTAGAAAATATTTTTCGTGTGATTCTATATCACTTCCAAAATAAGAGGATGATCGTTTTGATTCACCATCCTCAATTTTATCGAGAAATATTGAATATAAATGAAGTAATACGAATTTAGCTTCATTAGTCACATTATTCACCTCCCCAGGTGATTATACCAAAACCCACAATCGAGCGGAATTAATAGGAGGTGAAACGAAATGAGCAAACTCAAAGTAATCAAAATTGCACTCCTAATCTTCATTTTGGCGGAAGAGATTAGGAATGCTAACTGTGAAAGAAAAATCGAAAAAATTAATCAAGAATTGTTAGCATTAAAAACTGACGTTACCGAAATTCAATATAAGTGCCATTAATAGTAACTGTATATCCTTGTTTTTCGGCTTCAGATTTTATTTCATTAATTGTCATGAAATATTCATCAGAATCAATAATTGCTACCGGTTGTTTTGATTTATTACTTTTTCTAAAAACGGCTTGTAACTTTGAATCTAAATCTTTCCATCCTAGTAAATCTTTCTTTTTATTGGGTTTAGGAGAAAGAGACATATTTAACACCCCAATCCATCGCAGTAGCGATAACAATATTATATATCAAAGGAAAAAACAAAATGAGCAAACTCAAAACAATCAAAATAGCACTCCTCTTATATATCGCTGCAATGATATTAGAGAAAGTGCTGAAAAGAAAAGTTCATAGAATTAAATTATCCGTAAATAAAAAGGGTGCTTCTATAAAAAATTTTTGAATTAAAGAACGTAATTATAGATTACTCATCAACAACGAGTTCTTGAATTAGATCCACTAAAGCAACATGCTCAACATGACGAGTTACTAGTTGTTTTAATACAAATGATTTTGCTTGTTTATCAAGATTAGGCAACTCGTTATCAATTAAATAAATATAGGATTGTTTAGTTTCGAAATCATTTTCATGTTGGTTAATAGCAGATTCTAACTTAGATTTATAAATTTCAAAAAATTCATCTTTAGTCATAGTTATCACCTCCTTAGGTTGATAACAACATTATACACGAAAGGAGACGACACTCTATGGTCATTAACTATTTAACAATAAAAGATATTCAGGTATTGGCAGGAGTTAGTAAAAGTAAAGCAACTTCTATTGTAAGAGAGTTGAATAGTCAGCTAAAGGAGGAAGGATTTATTGCGATCAGAGGAAAACTCCCTGTTGAATTAGTGAGAGAAAAGTTTCCGTATTGTAATTTGTCAGATGAAAAATTACGAGAATTGAAAGAAATTACCGTTGGAATAGGAGGTAATTAAAATGCATAAATCATTCTGGATCGCATACGCATTCTGCTTTGCAAGTACATTCACACTGACACTTATCACACAAGATTTCATTATATCAGCAGCGTGGTCATTACTTTTATCGTTAGCAGTTTATTTGTTCTTCGATGTCTGGTACTTCGAAGAAGATGAAACAGAGGAAGCAGTTGATGACGGCGAAGAATATATTACGTTATTTACGATTAAGTATTAAAAAAGACTGCTAGCAACGGCAATTGCTAACAGTCTAGGGTGTAACGTTTGATAAACTTTGCACCCTTAATTTATCAAATTGAGGAGGAATAATCAAATGTATTTTGAACAAGGTGAGGTCAGAAGTCAATATTTTAATATTGATGGTTTTGATTTTATTAAAGAACTGACAAGAAAAGAGGATTATATCAATTTACTGATTTCGACGCGTGACCATCAATATGTCACTGATATCGCAGTGGCTTCATTATCAGACTTAGAAACAGTCGAAGAAATTATCAAACATGATATTTATGCATTTATTGAACAACAAACAGATGAACTTGATAAAGTCATGGCTTATTTTACAAAAGGGTGGTCATAAAGGTGAAGATAAGATTAAAAAAACTAAGTATTGAAAACTTTGCAGGTATTACAGAACAAACTTTTAACTTTGGAGATAACAATTCAAATATTTACGGTGCTAATGCAAGCGGAAAGACAACAACTGCAGTCGCATTACAATGGTTGTTGTTTGATAAAGGCTTAGACGGTACGACTAAATCATTCAACTTAGTACCGCTTGATAAGAACAATCAAGAACAGTACGAATTGACACCGACAGTCACTGCAGAAATGGTACTGAATGGTAAACCATTAACACTACGTAAAGAGTCACACGCTAAATATACAACTAACGCTAAGACGAACAGAAAAGAGTACAGTCGCAGCAGAACTAAAAAGCAATATGTAAATGAAGAAAGTTTGAAAGTTACTGAGTACAAAAACTATATTCAATCAATTGTAGATGAAGATGTATTTAAACTGGTTACTAATCCAGAAGCGTTTAATACATTGGATTGGAAAAAGCGTAGAGAAATCTTGTTCCAAATTGCAGATCCAATCAGTGATGAAGCAATTATCGAAACAGATGATGAATTAATCGGTATCAATGATATCTTATCTGACCATGATATCGAAACGAAAAAGAAAATCTTAGGCGATAAAATCAAACAAATCAATAAGGATATTAAAGATATCCCTACACGTATTAATGAAGCACAAAAAGGATTGCAGGAAGTAGAACCATACAACGAAGATGATTACAAAGCAGCAATCAAACAGATTGAAGAGATTAACAACAAAATTTTAGAAGTTAAAAATGGTAAAGCTGACATTGATTTACGTAACCAATTAACTGACAAACATTCTGAATTAAAACGTTTAGAACAGAATTTCAGTAATGATACTGAAGATAAAATTCATTCACTTACAAATAAATTCAATACTGAAAACAGTACGGTTATCAACGCTGAATCAACTATAAAGAGATTACAAAATGAGTATGAACATGAAGCTAAACGCAGAGAAACATTATTAAAAGATTATAAAGATATTCAAACACAAATCAAAGAAGTGTCCGCTAAACAGTTTGAACACACTGATGACACGATTTGTCAGTGCTGCGGACAAGAGTTGCCGAAATACCAAATCGAACAAGCTAAAGAAAAAGCGTTCAACATTTTCAACAAGCGTAAATCAGAAGAATTAGAGAACCTTAAAGCTAAACAAGGATACACGTTAGAGCAAGGTAAATCTATTAAGCCGACATTAGAGAACATTCAAAGAGAAATCGAGAAACAAAAGCAATTATCTAATGAAGCGGTAGAGAAATCTAATTCTATTGATAAGAAAATCAAAGCATTAAAAGCAGAAGCAGTTGATGTGACACAAACAGATGAATACCGACAAATCATGCAAGATATTGCAGACATCAGCAACAAGCGAAAAGATATTGCTTCGGAAATAAATCAACAGGTTGAAGAACTTGAAGAAGAATTGAAAACAGCTGAAAGCAAGAAATCAGAAATCGAATCAATAAAATATGTAGAACAGGCAAACGAACGTACACAAAACAGAGTGTTAGATCTGCGAACAGAAGAAGATAACTTGCTTGATGAAAAAGAAGAGTTATCTGAGCAATTGTACAAATTGAACAAATTCACTAACACGAAAATTGAAATGCTGACAGACAATATCAACAACAAATTCAAATACGCCGAATTCAAGCTATTCAATCAATTAGTTAACGGAGATACGGAAGAAACATGTATTACTACTGTTAACGGTGTTGAGTATGATTCGGGCTTAAACAACGCAGCACGTATCAATGTTGGTTTAGATATCATCAATACTTTAGGCCGATACTATGAGATTGAAGCACCTATCTTTATCGATAATGCTGAATCGGTTACAAAACTGATTGAAACAGATGCACAACAAATCAGATTGATTGTCAGCGGAGATGATCAACAACTTAGAGCGGAGGATGTTCAATGAAATACGAATTAGGTGATTTTGTACAAATAAAAGCCAAATGGCAAAAAACAAGAAAGAGTATTGGTCCAGATGATTTCAGAAAAGAGAACCAACGAAAAGAATTAGATATAAGAAGTAAATCAAGTTGTGAAGAAAAAGGGTTTATCTGTGGTCACCGCTACGGTGTAGTACAATCAAAAACTTTTATGAAAGTCAGTGAAAACGAAATAAAAGAAACATCAAAGTTTATTTAGTCGCAACAAGAATGAACTGTATTTATGAAGTGAGTGTAGAAAATATTCAACTAATCAAAGACATGGAGGAATTAAGATGAGTAACAATAAATTACAAAAAGTAGAAGAGCAATTATTAGCAGAAAAGAACGTTTCTGATAGCGTTCTGAACAAAGTTAAGGTTTTAGAAGCGAAAGGCAACTTAGAACTTCCGAAAAACTATTCACCAAGCAATGCTATGAAGCAAGCATGGTTGAAAATTAGTCAAGATTTCAAATTAGCTAAGTGTACAGAAGCAAGTACAGCGAATGCACTGCTGGACATGGTAACACAAGGGCTGAACCCTGCAAAAGACCAATGCTACTTCATTCCATACGGAGATAAGCTAGTGCTTCAACGCAGTTATCACGGTAACGTAATGATGCTTAAAAGAGATGCTGGTGCTAAAGATGTTGTTGCACAGGTCATTTATGAAGATGACAACTTTAAACAAGAATTGGATTCTGTCGGTCGTATCAAAGCAATCAAACACGAACAAGATTTCTTTAATATCGATAAAAACAAAATTAAAGGTGCTTACTGCACAATCGTGTTTGATGATGATCGTGAGAATTATATTGAAATCATGACTATGGACCAAATTGACCAAGCATGGTTACAGTCATCAATGATTAAAGATGAAGCAGCACTTAAAAAGTCAAAAACGCATAACAACTTCAAAGAAGAAATGGCCAAGAAAACGGTTATCAATCGTGCTGCTAAACGTTACATCAATACTTCATCAGACGAAGGTTTATTACGATTCGCACAAGAATCAGAAGAACGTCAGCGCAAAGAAGTCTTTGATGCAGAAGTTGAACAGAACGCAAACAAAGAAGAAATTGATTTTGAAGAAGCGGTTTACACGGAATACCAAGAACCATCAAATGAACCTAAACATGAAGAACCTCAAAAAGAAGAGCCTGCAGAGGAAGCCGGAGAGGATGTTGAGCCATTTTAATACAAGTATTTTCAACTGGCTCACAGGGGAATAGCTATCGCATCAGTGATGGCTATACCTCACTCTTATTGGAAGCTGGTATAAACTTTCGCAATGTTCAGATAGCATTAGCATTCAAGACTAGAAAACTTGCAGCATGTCTTATCACACACGAACACGGTGATCATGCTGAATATGTAAAACAATATATGGAACATGGAATCACAACTTATATGACACAAGGAACAAAAGATGCATTAAACATCAACAGTCACAGATTATGTACTTTAAAAGCCAAACAAGAGTTAAGAATCGGAACATGGTCCATTCTACCTTTCGAAGTAGAACATGACGCTAAAGAGCCTGTAGGCTACCTATTCAAAAGCGATTATGGTTATAAGGTCCTTTACCTTACAGATACAAAGTACGTTAAATACAAATTCAAAGGCATCACTCACATGATGTTAGAAGTCAATTACGTATATGAAAAGATGCTGCAGAACGTCAAAGACGGTGTACTTCATAAAGCGTTATCTAATCGAGTTATGGAAAGTCATTTCAGTTTAGAGAATGCAGTTGAATTCTTAAAAGCGAATGATCTAAGCAAACTACAACAAATCAATCTTATTCATCTAAGTAGCACAAACGCAGATGCTGAACGAATTAAAAATGAGATACAACAGGTGTCAGGTGTGCCTGTGTACATTGGAGGAAATTAAATGAATTTATGTGTGTTTACAGGAAGAATTACTAAAGATTTATCAATTATCGAATCAAGAAGCGGTACAAAGGTATTGCCTTTCGATATTGCAGTATCGAGAAAGTACAAGAACCAAAACGGAGAATATGATACAGACTTCATCAGTTGTATCGCATTCAAAGCTACTGCTGAATTCATTGAACAGTACGCTAAAAAAGGCTACTTAGTAACAGTTAAAGGCGAAATGCGAAACAACAACTTCACACGTGATGATGGAACTACTAATTACGGTATGCAGCTTGTAGTAGATGAAATTGATGCAACAACGTTATTCAGCAATAAAAAGCTGTCAGACAAACAACAAGACAGTTACTACAACACTAACAATACTAAACTGCAATATGGCCAAAATAATACAAATCAGAAGCAATCAGTTAATGATAATAATCCATTTGCAAATTCTAATGGTCCAGTCGACATCCAAGATGATGATCTTCCCTTCTGATTTCGTTTGTAAAAGAAAGGAGGGTGTAACATGTCTGGTTGGATAAGTTTGCACAGAAGCGTTGAAAATCATTGGTTGTATCAAGAAGATAGAGTCTTTTCAAAGTTTGAAGCATGGTTGCATTTGCTGCTTGAAGCTAATCATAAAGATAACAAAGTGACTATCGGAAACCAACTTGTAGAGGTGAAAAGAGGGCAGAAATTAACAAGCGTTTTGACCTTATCTGACCTTTGGGGTTGGTCACGAACTAAAACAAATTCATTCCTAGAGTTGCTAAAAAAAGACAACATGATAGACATCAAAAAGACAACAAAATACACCCTTATAACCATTGTAAATTATGATTTTTACCAAAGTGATGAAGGTAGAAAAAAACATCAAATTGAACAACAAAAAGACATCAAAAAAACATCAACTGAACATCAAAAAGACATCAAAAAAACATCAACTGAACATCAAAAAGACACAAACAATAATGTTAATAAAGATAATAACGTAAATAATGAGAAGAAGGAGAAGAAGATAAATGCCTTCGACTTCTTCCAAGAAAATGGATTCGGAGTATTAAATCAATATACTGCTGAAGATATGAATCATTACATTGAATCATTCGATAACAATTCAGATGAAATTGTACAAGCAGCATTAAAGATTGCATTAGACAGAAACAAAACGAGCTGGGGCTATGCAAAGAGTATTTTAAACAATTGGTTAAAGGCTAATTTGAAATCTATGGAAGAAATCAAAGCATATGAACAACAACAAATAGCACAACGGACAAATAACAGAAATTACTACATTTCAAATGCTAAATCAAAAGAGATCACACCTGAATGGTTATTAAACCGTGAACATGAAAACAAAAACAAAATATCTGATAAACAACAAGATAAGGATTTCGAAAAAGACAGAGCAGCGTTTTTAAAACATATACAGGAATCATGGGGTGGAGATTAGTTAGGAGGAATCACAATGAAGATTCATGAACTCAACAATTACGACTGAATCATTATCTGGCAAGAAGATGATCAAGAAGAAGGTCGATGCGGAACAGTCATTCAGTTATTCAGACAAAACTTCGATACACATGCTGCATACGTATTGTTAGATGGAACTACTGAACAAACAATCATCACTAATGATGATTACTTCGATAAATTACCTATCTCTTTTAAAAAGGGTGATAGAAATGGAATTCAATCTATTTGATGAATATGGCAACAAAGTCTTTGTTATCGAAACCGATAAAGACAGATACAAATTGAAAGGTGTTAATGAATGGAAAGGCAGACGTTGGAACTTTGATTTGAACGAACTGCACACATTCATGGAAAACAATCAATTTACAAAAGACTATCAAACAGACATCAACGAAATGTTAGGAGTGTAAACAATGTTTTGAATCAGACTCACGAGGACGCGTTTTAAGTATGTTAGAAGAAGGATTAAGGAGTAAGAGTAAACTGCTTTGAAGTTACTATAAGTCTCTCACACATCGCTGTGTTAGCTTGCAGAGTAGATTGTGAATGTAATAGGAGGAAATGAATGAAATACAAATACATGATACTAGATATTGAAGGGGCTAAAGAATTAGCTGAAAAATTTAAAGATATAAAAACGTGTCAAGAAATTTATGAAGAAAGAGTTGAAGTGTTGGAAAAGGCACAGGCATTTGATCGCATTAAAGAAATGATTGATGACCAACAATTAGAAAACGAACCAGATAGCGAAGTATTGAGTGAAATCAGATATGAAATTTCAAAAGTGGGGGATGAAAACAATGATTAAAACTATATTCAAAATAATCTTAACTCTTGCATTTTATGAAGCGGTCAAATACATCACTGAACAATTTATCATTCGGGTAACACAGAATGATGATGTAGAAGCTCCTGCAGACTTCGACATACACGATCATATACATCTTGATAATTTAAAAGCAGAGGTGAGTGAATAGATGAAATTTATTTATGATTTTATTGCGTTGGGTGTTGCTCTAATAATCACATTGTTTATTTCTGGAGGACATTTAATTATAATAAATACATTAGCGGTATTCGGTGTTTATAAATTAGTAGATTCTTTTGTGGATAATATTATTAGAGGTGAAAGAGGATGAATAACGATTTTTTAACTGGCTTGTATACTCTTGCTGGAGGTGTTGTATTATACACTGTAAAAGAAGTGATAAGGTTTTTAGTAGATACTAATTTAAATCGAAAACAAGCTAACCTGAATAATATTTATCCTATATATTCAGAAGTATATAAAGCAGCGAAAATTTTTATTGGCTCATATGCTACACCTATACTACAACCTGAAACATTGAGATATGAAGATATAGAAGTTATGAATAAGCACTCAAGACAAAAGAGATTTATTGACGCTTACAAATTAAACTCAGATTATAGATACCTAATTAATTTAACTCATCATTTAGAAAAAATGAGAGATTTCAAAAAGGAATTTAATAATTCATTTAGTGTAAACCAGTTCTGTTTTGACGATGACTTTATCAAAAAAACAAAGAAAATAGATGCAGTGATGAACAGTGATTTAAGTTACCTAGAACAACAAATACAATATCATCTTGCAGAAGTATCATCAGACATTGAAGGTAAAATAATAAATAAAGATTACAAAGATAATCTCATTGTATACGAACGTTATTTAGATGACTTTAATAAAGTGTTCAAAAAGAAATTTAAAATATAGAAACATGTGGATAGCGCTAACTATTCTCTTCGCTCTTCTCTCTTTTGTGCTTTATATGGCAAATAGAGAGTTAGGGGAAGAGTTGAAAGTGAGGAATAATATTATAGAGAATTTGATTGAAAGGAATGAAAAAAATGAATAAGAGAGATTATTATTTGAATTTAATAAAAAAAGTCGAGAGACGTATACAGTTCTGTGAAGAAGAATTACATGCTACTGAGGAAAGTATTAAAAGAAAGCGTCAGCGTTTGAATGAGTTAGATGAAGAACTAATTACACTTGAAGCAGTTAAAGAAGATATATTCAATAAGTTGTTATAAGAATATATTATGTTATATAGATGTTGTTATAAGAAAATGTTATAATGAGCGTATATACTATTTATCAATGGAGGTTATACATGTATACGCCAACTGAAGTAAAACAATTGATTACAGACTATCATTGGATGCGAAGATTGATTGACCATCAAGTATATGAGTATGATAGTACATCTATCAGTCAATATGGTATCGAGTCATCAATGGCTAAAGCTCAAGGAACTACAGGTAACAAAGTATTGGTAAGAGTCATACAGAATGATAAAGATAGACGTAAGACACAAGATCTTATAGATAAAGTGACGTTTATCGATAAGTATGAACATCTGATTACTAATGATAAAAACTATCATATCTTACAGTTGCTCAAACAAGGAGAAAGTATAACCGCTATTGAAGTATTTATGAAGTCCAGCAGAAAGAATATATATAGTAGAATCAATCAGATAGTAGATGTATATATGAAAGTGCAAGGGTAACAGAATACACAGATTACACACTTTACACAGATTACACACAGTTTTGTTTAGAAAAATTAATTTTATATAATTGAGTTGCAACAATATTATTAATTTGCAAAGACACGCGCGATCAATACTATATTATAATTGAGACACATCACTATCTGGTGTGTCTCTTTTATTATGAGGTGAACAATGGAACTTAATAAGTATCAGTCTCTGAAGAAACCTAAAGAGAAACAACATCACATACTGCATCTGATGACAACTGTAGGTAACATTGCTGATATATATAACAATAATGTTGATAATGTAGGCAATGAAGAATTTAGAGTTATGTTAGGAGATGTGTTAGAAGATTTAACAGCGTTAGCTACATTGAATAACATAACGCTAGATAGAGTCGCAGGTATCAATGTAAATAGTTATCAACCTAACATGCATAACCTAATTGATGTAGGAGATACTGTTGTGTATGAAAAAGAAAAATATATTGTACATGATGTTATTGGTAATCAATTGTTGATTGCTAACAGAGATAAAGACTTAGTAATTGATATTAATTCATTAAGAAGGTGAAAATAATGGGGATAATGCGTAGATGTGGTCATCCAACATGTAATACGTTAATAAGTCATAATGAAACATATTGTGATAAACATAAAAAATACATTAACGATAAATATAATGATATAAGACAAAGGAATAATCCAGAATATCTAAGGTTCTATAAATCAAAAGAATGGCAGAATATGAGAGAGCTTGTGATGATAGATAATCATTACTTGTGTAGAGAATGTGGAAGGCAAGCAGATGTAGTTGACCATATTATACCAACAAAAGTAGATTGGTCGAAAAGATTGGAAAAAGAAAATCTTCAACCATTATGCAATGAATGCCACAATAGAAAAACGAAAAGAGAACAAAGTGAAGTCCCCCACAGGAAATAACGGGGTGTAATATTAAACTACTCGAGAACGAGGCAGAGTTTTCTTCTCAAATAATTCCCTTTATCTAGAAATTTTATTAGGAGGTGCTAAATTTGGCTGGTAGACCTAAAAAATTATTGATGAATTCCAATAAAAATTATACAAAAGAAGAAATTATCGAAAAAGAACGACAAGAAACACAGTTGAGTAAATTCTCCAAAATAGATTCTACACCACCAAGCTTTTTAGATGAAATTGCAAGAGAGGAATACTTACGGATTATCCCTCATATGCAAGAATTACCAATTTCTAACTTAGATAAAGGTCAAATTGCACAATATTGTAGTTTCTATAGTGATTTTGTAAAAGCAAGTTTAATTTTAGAAAAAGAAGAACTAATGATTGAAGACACACGAGGTAATATGAAGGTCAATCCCGCTTTCAATGTAAAAGAGAAGGCGGGTATTCGTATGCAGCAAACAGCCAACACATTAGGATTAACTATTGATAGTAGACTGCGAATAGTTGTTCCTGAAGAGGAAGAAGAGGACGACCCATTTGCACAATTTGCGAGTGATGCTCAATGATAGATTTTGTAACACTATACGCTAAGAAAGTTGTTAGTGGAGAAATCTTAGCAAGTAAGAAAAATATAGCAGTGGCTCAAAGACACTTAGATGATTTGAAAAATGCTCCATTAGATTGTTATTTCGATGTTGACCAAGCAAATAAAGCTATTAAATTTATAGAAATGCTTCCTGATCCCAAAACAAATCAACCTATGCCTTTAATGCTATTTCAAAAGTTCATTGTAGGTAGTATATATGGATGGCGTAGACGCGGTGGTTTCAGACGTTTTACGAAAGCTTATATTAGTATGGCAAGAAAACAAGGTAAGTCATTAATTGTCTCAGGTATGTCACTGAATGAATTGTTATTTGGTCAATATCCTAAATATAATCGTCAAATATATGTATCATCTTCGACGTATAAACAAGCACAAACGATTTTTAAAATGGCAAGTCAACAAATTAAATTACTACGTTCTAAAAGTGATTTAATCCGTAAATCTACAGAAACACGTAAGACAGATCTTGCGCATATAATATCAGAGAGTGTGTTTGAACCGCTTTCTAACAATCCAGATGCAGTTGATGGTAAAGACCCTACTGTTGCGATTTTAGATGAATTGGCCAGTATGCCGGATGATGAGATGTATTCCAGATTTAAAACAGGTATGACGCTTCAAAAGAATCCCCTTACTCTCTTAATATCTACAGCAGGTGATAATTTAAATAGTCAAATGTATCAAGAGTATAAATACATCAATAATATTTTATCTGGAGAGGTGAAAGCGGATAATTACTTCGTATATTGTGCAGAAATGGATTCAGAAGATGAGGTAAATGATGAATCTTTATGGATTAAAGCAATGCCTTTGTTGGAATCAGATGAACATAGGGATACAATTCTTCGTAACATTAAAGCGGATATTCAAGATGAGTTAGAAAAAGGGACATCATTCCATAAAATACTAATTAAAAACTTCAATCTTTGGCAAGCTAATAAAGAAGATAGCTTAATAAACATCCGAGAGTGGGAAAATGCGGAAATTGAGAAAGACGTATCAAAAATATATGGAAGCGATGTTTATATTGGGGTTGACCTTTCAAGGTTAGATGATTTAACCAGTGTAGGTTTCTTATTTCCACAAGAAGATAAAACAATGTTGATTGATAGTCACTCATTTGTAGGCTTACGAACTACATTAGAGCAAAAATCAAAAAGAGATAAGATTGACTATCAAAAAGTTATTCATAATGGAGAGGCAGAAACAACCCGTTCACCTTCTGGAATGATTGATTATCGACAAGTTATTGAATTTATTGCAGATGTCATAGACAAATACAATCTCAATGTTAAAGCTGTTTGTTATGATCCTTGGAATGCACAATCTTTTATCACTACCCTAGAAACAATGATGATTGATTGGGATTTAATTGAAGTAGGCCAAAACTTTAAACAACTTTCACAGCCCATAAAAGAATTCAGAATGTGGATAGCTGAAGGGCGATTAAAACATTTTGGTAATGACTTGCTAACAATAGCAGTGAATAACGCAGTATTAACTTTTGATTACGAAGATAATGTGAAAATTGATAAACGTATCAACAGACAAAAAATTGACCCTATTATTTCAATAATCACAGCATTTAGTGAAGCACGTATGCATGAATTTGAAATTGATTGGTCATCTATTTATGAAAGTGCTGAATTTGGTTTCTAGGTGGTGAGTAAATGAATTTTAATAAGATATATATTTTTTTGAAATTGCTAATTGTTAATATCGTCAGTATCTTATTTTTAATAGGTTTAACTGTGGTCAATATTGCAATGTATATCGGCTTTGGCTTAGTTTTCGGATTAATTGTTACAGGTTTAACTTTGATTCTGATTGCGTTAATTATCGACCATGAGTCTAAAGAAAGGGGGTAAATAAGTGGGTATTTTCTATAAAACAGAAAAACGAGATTTACAGTACAACGAAGAAGACTTGCAAATGATGGTTAGTACATTGCCAGGATTTCAAGGGAGTAACATTCGTGAATATGCGTCTGTTGATGCTATTAAACACAGCGATGTATTTACTGCTGTCACAATGATTGCATCTGATTTGGCTCGTATGCCCATCAGGCTAATGGAAAACAGAGAAATAGATTATAATAATCGTATTACTCACTTGTTGAATACAAGACCAAATGCAGTCTATAACGGCTATATCTTTAAATTAGTTGTGTTTATCAATGCACTATTAACATCTCATGGTTATGTAGAAATTATCAGAGATAAATTGGGGTTACCAGAAGCGTTAGTTTTTAGAAAAACATCAGAAGTTCAATTGAAAGTATCAGATGGTGGTTATTATTATTATAAATTTAGAACAATCACTGAAAATGGAAAGATGATTGAACGAAAAATTAATTTTGATGATATGTTAGATATAAAATTTTACTCATTAGATGGTATTAATGGTTTATCTTTATTAGATACACTCAACAAAACCATTGATGCAGATAATAATGGTAAAGATTTTCTTAATAATTTCCTGAGAAATGGTACACATGCAGGCGGTATTCTTAAAATGAAAGGTGTATTAAATGATAAGAAAGCAAGAAACCGAGCAAGGGAAGAATTCCATAGAGCTTTCAGTGGTACTAAACAGGCAGGTAAGGTTGTTGTTCTAGATGAATCAATGACATTCGATCAACTTGAGGTAGATACAGAGGTTTTGAAACTTATTAGAGAAAATAAGTCGTCTACTCGAGAGATTGCCGGAGTATTTGGGATACCCCTTCATAAATTTGGTGTAGAAACAACTAATATGAGTATCACAGATGCTAATTTAGACTATTTATCTACATTAAAACCTTATACAACATGTGTATGTGCAGAATTAAACTTCAAGTTTAATGATGAAATCACAGATGATTTTAAAGAGTTTATCTTTGACACTACTGAAATTCGTGTGGTAGATGAAAAAACACAAGCAGAAATAGATAAAATCAACTTGGATAGTGGAAAAACAAATATTGACGAAATTAGAAAGCGTGATGGCTTACCACCTATTCCTGGTGGACACGGCAGTATTCATCGTGTTGACTTAAACCATGTGAATATCAGTCTGGTAGATGAGTACCAAATGAATAAATCGAAAGGTACAGACAACAAACTGAAAGGTGGTGAACAAAATGGATAAAGAAATCAGAGTAGGCGTTGTTGATGAGGTAAGGACTATTGATGACCAAAAAATGATTATTGAAGGTTATGCGTTAAAGTTTGATACATGGTCAGAAGATTTAGGTGGTTTCAAAGAAACAATCTCTAAAGAAGCATTAAGAAACACAGACTTATCTGATGTACGTTGTTTAGTCGACCATCAACCATCGCAAATCATTGGAAGAACAAGTGCTGGTACCTTAGCACTTCGAGTAGATGATGTTGGATTAAAATATCGTTGTGAGTTACCTAATACAACATTCGCACGTGATTTATACGAAAATATGCGGCTTGGTAACATAAATCAATGTTCATTTGGTTTTATGTTAGATAAGAAAGGCGATGAACTGCGTTATGATGAGCAAGAAGGTATTTATAAACGTACTTTAAAAAGCATCAGTCAATTAACTGATGTATCGGTGGTTACTTATCCAGCCTATAAAGATACTGATGTTAAACCAGCAATTAGAAGTATAGAGAATTTTGAACGAGAAAAACGCAAGTTCAAACTTAGAAACAAAATTAATGAATATGCTAATCAAAAATAATATTCGGTGAAGTTGAACACCATAAAAAATACAACCTAGGACATGTCTATAAGATGATGTCTTTTTTTAATATTAAAAATTGGAGGTTCTATAATGAATAAAAAACAAAAACTACAAGCATCGATTAAAGATGCACAACGTCAAATTGACCTAAAAGTAAAAATCGCTACGCGTGCGTTAGATAATGATGAGTTGGAGAAAGCAGAACAACTTGAACAGGAAATTGCAGAATTACGCAAAAAAATTCAAGAAAAAGAAGATGAATTATCTAAAATTAAAGAAGATGATGATAATAAAAGTAACGAAGGAAATACAGAACCAAGTCAAACTGAAGGTAATGCGAATGTACGTTCAATGGGTAAATATGGTAATGTTTTCGATTTAGCTATTCCTGGGCAACAAACACAAGTAACTTCACAAGAAGTTAGGGATTTCCAAAATTATCTTGAAACTCGAGATGACATTCAAGGTGGATCATTAAAAACAGATTCTGGCTTCGTTTTAATTCCAGAAGAAATCGTGACGGATATTTTAAAACTTAAAGAAGTTGAATTTAACTTAGATAAATATGTAACAGTTAAGAAAGTTAATAATGGTTCTGGAAAATATCCAGTTGTACGACAATCAGAAGTTGCAGCGTTACCAGAAGTTGAAGAACTTGCTGAAAATCCTGAGTTAGCAGTTAAGCCATTCTTCCAACTGGCATATGACATCAAAACACGCCGTGGTTATTTCCGAATTTCACGTGAAGCAATTGAAGATGCGAAAGTCAATGTGCTACAAGAATTAAAATTATGGATGGCTCGTACGATTGCGGCAACACGAAACCAAGCTATTATTGATGTAATCCAGAATGGAGGACCAGGAGAAAATGGAGACAGTACAAAATTACGTTCTGTTGAGGCTGCAGGTATCGATGGCTTAAAAGATGCAATTAATTTAAATGTGAAACCTAACTATGAACATAATGTGGCGATTGTATCACAAACATTGTTTGCTAAGTTAGACAAGTTGAAAGACAAAAATGGTAATTACTTAATTCAACCGGATGTTAAAGAGAAAACACAACAACGTTTGTTAGGTGCTAAAGTAGAGATTTTACCTGATGAAATGTTAGGAGATTCTGGAGCGGAAACGTTAATTATTGGTAACTTAAAAGATGCTATTGTGTTATTTGATCGTTCACAGTACCAAGCTCAATGGACAGACTATATGCACTTCGGTGAGTGCTTGATGGTTGCTGTTCGTCAAGATTGCCGTATCTTAGATTATAAAGCAGCAGTGGTTGTTCACTTTAAAGATGAAGCAACTGAAGAAGTACAAACTTTATAAGGAGGAATAGAACATGGCTAAATATAAAGTGAATCAAGCATATATTGATAAAGAATTAAAACGTACCTTGCAAAAGGGTGAAGAAGTAGAAATGACTGTGAAACGTGCAAATGAAGTTAACAAAAATGGCAAACCTAAAAATGGTATGTTAACTAGAATTGATGACTAGAGGTGAAGTGTGGTGGACTTAACACTTTTAAAAAAGCATTGTAAAATCGACCACAATTCTGAAGATGACTTGCTCGAAGAATACTACAATTGGGCGAAATACGATATAGCTAATGCAGTTACAGATGATATAGAGTGGTTGGAGGAACATCCGTTATATAGAGCGGCTGTTTATCCTTTGACTGCTTATTATTTTGAAAATCGTATTGCTTTTGAAGAACGAGATTTGAATTATGCGCCACATATGGTTCTAAGTGTAGTTCATAAGTTGAGGGATGCATATGAAATTCAATTCAAATAGATTAAACGAGCGGGTTACTTTTTGTGAAGACATAAGTAAATCTATTAACGGCTTACCACAAAAACCTGTTCCACAAGAATTATATAGTTGTTATGCAGCCATTCAAGACGCGAGAGAATCAGACATACAAACAAGTATCAATACAGGATCTAAATTTATTAAAACTATTATCATTAGAGACCCTCGTGGTGAATATAAGCCAAATAACAAGCACTATGTGTTACATGAAGATGAAAGGTATGACATTATTTATGTAAAGAAGGATTATCAAGATAAAGCTTTCATTCGAGTATATTGTGAGGTTATTTTATAATGCCTGCTAAAATTGAAAAAAATGACATTGAGCAAGGTCTTGTTAGAAAGCAGCTTGAATTTAATGCTAAGCAAAATCAAGTGTTAAGAGAAGCAGCTCAAGCGTTAGTACCTGAATTAGCTAGAACCACTCCTGTCAGTGATAGAAAAAAACATGCAAAGAGTCACGTAACTATTTCTAATGTAAGGACTGATAAAAACAGTTATGAAAAGTACATTGTTGTAGGTTACGAAAAAGGTTATTCACATCGTATACACGCAACAGAGTTTGGAACCATGTATCAACGTCCGCAATTATGGATTACTAAGACAGAGAAAAACAATAGACAACTCGTTTATCGAAAGATGTTAAGTGCCATGAAGAAGGTGATTAAATGAGTATAACCGAATTAATCTATAATGAAATCATTAAAGATGAGCGGATTACTATAAAAGATAATGTTTTTAGGTATGTAGTACCTCAAAACTTTCATACACAGACTAGTAAACCGATTGTTAGGATATTTCCTTTGCCTTTTAATCCTGAAGAATATGCTGACAATGAAGAAATGACTAGAGAATACGATATTCAAGTAGATATTTGGTGGTCTGAAAATGAGCCAAGCGAGCAAGCTGAACGAATTGCAAAAAGATTAAAGGAATTAGATTTTAAATCATATTATAGAGAACCCTTGTACGAAGTAGAAACAATGACGTTTCGTGAAATAATTCGTGCAAATGGTTCTCTTTTTATTTAGGAGGAAATTTTATGGAAAAATTAAAGTTAAATTTACAGCATTTTGCAGAAAAGGATACAGGAGTTTCCGGTATTGCAATTGGTGTTACAAATTTCTATTGGGCGCCTATTGTTAAAGATACAAGTGAAAACTGGGAAGTAAAACCAGGTTCTCGTACACGTTTCTTGAAAGAAATCGAAGTTGACCGACCACAAGAAGTGGAGGAAGAATATGGAGATAATATGGTTGCAGCAACTGCTGTTTCTAACGGTAAATTATCAGTTAAAACAACTTTCGTTTCCATCCCTGCAGATCAAAAAGCTTTCTTATCCGGTGCTAAAAAAGGTGACGGAGGATATAAATACGGAGCGAATGATATTCCACCAGATGTAGCGGTAGTATTCGAGCGTACAAACCATGATGGCTCATCTGAATGGGTGGGACTATTTAAAGGTAAATTTACGCGTCCATCATTATCAGGGCATTCAAAACAAGATAAGGTTGAATTCCAAAATGATGAAGTTGAAGGTTCATTTGTAGACCGTTTATATGATGAATCATCGCATGTGACTGGTTATGATGATAAAGGTTCTACAAAAGGTCGCGACTATGTTTTCTTAGAAACATTCGGAAAAACTTATGAAGATTTTATCAACTCATTAGCACCAAGTGAAAGTGAAACAGTTGTTAAGTCAATGAAAGATAGCACATCACCAGAGGACTCAGAAGAATTACAATCACTATAAAACTTTAAGAGGGGAATTCCCCTCTTTTTTTAATGAAAAATTTAAAATCAGAAAGAAGGAATATAATTATGACAAGAGCATCAATTGAACTTATTACAGGATATACAAAAACAGGTAAACCACAGACTAAAAAATACTTAGCAAAGCCGATGATGTCACTTTTTGACACAATTCAAGGTTCAAAGTTATCTACAAAACTAACAAAAACATTTAAACAACCGGATTTTGAAGATTTAACACAAGAGGAATTTGAAAAGTTGAGTGAAACAGAACAAAAAGAATATCAAGCTAAAGTTGAAGAGTATCAAGAATTGGTTTTAGAACAATTTGAAGTTTTAGATGAAGTTACAGCATTTGTAGCAGAAGGATTTGATAACCAATTCACATCAGAGGAGTTGCAAAAAGGTATTCCAGCAGGCGCTGAAGGTCTTAGTACTTTAGTTACTGTTTTAGAAACACTTATTTCAGGAGATTTAGACGATACAAAAAAGTTCGTGACAGAGAAGAAGAAATAAACCCTGAAGATTTAACTCCTGAAGGCAGATATAACAACTATATGAAGCTTGCAAAAAAGTTGATTGAAGATGGTATGGATGCTGAAAAAGTAGCAAATATGCCTATTCATTTCTTTTTAGAAATTGTAAGCAGCAAAGTGGAAAGCAAGAAAAAAGCAAAAAGCTTTGCAGATATTTTTTAAAGAAAGGAGGTTAGTGTATGGGGAACCCAATAGGTAATATGGTCATAAGAGTTGATTTAGATGGCTCAGGTTTTAATAAAGGAATGGCCGGATTAAATCGACAAATGCGCATGGTATCTCGTGAAATGAGTGCTAATTTATCAAAATTTGGTCGTTATGATCAATCTCTTGAAAAATCTAAAGTTAAAGTAGAGGGGTTAACTAAAAAACAGCGTGTACAAGCTCAAAAAGTAAAAGAGTTAAAACAAGAATATGACAAATTATCTAAAGAAACTGGGGAAAATAGCGCGAAAACTCAAGCAGCAGCTGCAAAGTATAATGAAGCATACGCCGAATTAAATAAGTATGAAAGAGAACTGAAAGAAGCAACTGAAAAATTGAGAGCTCTTGAACGACAACAACAAGCTATGAATACTACTATGGGAAAGATAGGTAGTAAGTTCTCTGAAATAGGACCTAAATTCCAAGAAATAGGTCAAAAAATGCAATCTGTAGGACGTAGCATGTCTATGTATGTTACTGCTCCTATTGTTGCAGGTTTTGGTGCTGCTGCTAAAAAGAGTATTGATTTTGATGATTCAATGCGAAAAGTGAAGGCTACATCTGGTGCTACTGGTTCAGAATTCCAACAATTAAGAGATAAAGCCCTTGAAATGGGAGCTAAAACTAAATTTAGTGCATCTGAATCAGCAGAAGCTCTTAACTATATGGCCTTAGCCGGCTGGGATACCAAAGATATGTTAGGCGGTATCGATGGTGTTATGCAATTAGCTGCTGCCTCTGGGGAAGATTTAGGACAAGTGAGTGATATCGTTACTGACTCGTTAACAGCATTTGGTATGAAAGCTAAAGATAGTGGACGATTTGCAGATGTATTAGCACAGACAAGTTCTAAAGCTAATACCGATGTACGTGGTTTAGGTGAAGCGTTCAAATATGCTGCTCCAGTTGCAGGCGCATTGGGATATACTGTGGAAGATACATCTATAGCTATCGGTTTAATGTCCAATGCTGGGATTAAAGGTGAAAAAGCCGGTACAGCATTACGTACCATGTTTACAAACTTAGCTAAACCAACAAAAGCTATGCAAAACAAGATGGAAGAGTTAGGTATATCTATTACTGATAGTAACGGTAAGATGCTTCCTATGCGTGATGTAATGGATCAGTTGCGTGATAGGTTCAAAAACTTATCAAAAGACCAACAAGCAAGCGTAGCTGCAACTATCTTTGGTAAAGAAGCAATGAGTGGTGCATTGGCTGTTATTAATGCTTCAGATGAGGACTACAAAAAGTTGACTAAGTCTATTGATAATTCAACAGGTGCAGCTAAACGAATGTCGGATGAAATGGAAGGCGGAATTGGTGGTTCAATTCGTCAAATGAAATCCGCTTTAGAATCTTTAGCTATAAGTATCGGAGATGTGTTAGCACCTCACATTAAAAGAGCGGCAGAAACTTTAGGTAATTTAGCGCAAAAGTTGTCAGATTCTCCTGGTTGGGTTAAGACTGCAATAGTAAGTGTTGGTTTATTTGCTGCAGCATTAGGACCAGCTATTCTTGTTACAGGGATGTTTACATCTGCAATAGGTAGCATTATGACTACTTTAGGTCCTGTGATGACAGGCATAGCTAAAGCTGGTGGAGTAATGAATTTCTTAGGAAACAAAGCGCCGTTTGCTGCTAAAGGCTTGACTTTAGTAGGTGGAGCTTTTAAATTCATGCTTGGTCCAGTAGGTTTAGCAATTGCAGCAATAGTAGCAATCGGTACAGCATTTGTAATTGCTTATAAAAAATCTGAAACATTCAGAAATATAGTTCACTCTGTAATAGATCCAGTGATGAATGGCCTAAAAAAGATGTGGGATGTTGCTAACCAAATATTTAATGCTTTAGGAAGTTTATTATCTGGTAAAACATTACCAACAGTGGATTTATTATCCAAGATTATGCCTAAAGAAACTGCTAGAAAAGTGACCGTTACTTTAATGCAAATTAGACAAGTATTTATAGACGCTTTTAAAGGTATTTGGTCATATATACAAGAAATAGGTAAGAAGTTATCTGATTTTTGGAAGGAAAATGGAGATACTATCATCCAAGCATTAGCCAATATTTGGAGTGTCATATCGACTGTCTTTATAGAGATTAAGAACTTTTTATGGCCTATTTTACAAGAGTTAGGCGGTCTTGTTCAAACTATATTTATGAATGTTATAGTTCCAATTATCAAAATAGCAATGGGAATTATATGGAATGTAATGAAGTTTTTATGGCCACTAATCAAGATATTAATCGTTGATACTTGGAATAATATCAAAAATATTATCAATGGAGCTTTGGATATCATTTTAGGTATTGTTAAGATATTCAGCGGACTATTTACTGGCCAATGGAAGCAAGTTTGGAATGGTGTTAAACAAGTATTCAGTGGTGCATTAACGCTTATATGGAACCTTATTCAACTTTGGTTCATCGGTAAAATACTTAAAGTAGTTAAGATATTCAGCGGACTATTCAAAGGTGTTATAAGTTCTGCTTTTAAACATATCAGAAGTGTAATAAGTACAGTACTGAAGTTTATTTGGTCTATTATCAGCACGATTTTCAAACGGATATTAAGTATCACTAAAACGATATTTGGTGCCGTGGCAAAATTCATTAAGCATATATGGAATGGTATAAAAAATGCCATCGTTGGAGCAGTTAAATTTATTTATAACGGAGTTAAACGTTACTTTACCGCAGTTAAAAATACAGTGAACAAAATATTTACTGCTGTAAAAAGTTTTGTCGTCAAAACATGGTTGAATATCAAAAACACCGTTGTAAAATATGCTAAAAGCTTATGGACTGGCGTACGTAATACATTTAACTCTTTATCCAAAGGTGTTCGTAATATTTTTAGTCGCTTACGCAGATGGTTAGCAGATACTTGGAGAAATATTAAAAACACAGTAACTAGATACGCCTCTCAGTTATGGGCATTAGTCAAGAAGACTTTTAATAATTTATACAACGGTACTCGTGATATAACTAATAATGTTAAGAGAAAAGTAACAGGTATCTGGCAAGGAATAAAGAAATCTGTAACTGGTATTGCTAGTGCGTTATGGAGTTCTGTTAAGAAGACCTTTACAAACATGCGTGATGGATTAGCTAATATCATTGGTAAAATTAAAGATCATATCGGCGGCATGGTAAGTGCTATCAAAAAAGGTTTGAATGGTCTTATCAAGGGCTTAAACTGGGTAGGTTCTAAGTTGAGCTTGCCTAAAATACCTAAATTATCAACTGGTACACAAAGAATTAATCGCCACGTTAGAACAACATCTGATGGTCGATTAAAAGATGGCGCTATGGCTATTGTGGGTGATAGAGGACCGGGTAACGGAAAAGGTAAAGACGGTCGTCGTGAATTAATACAGTATCCTAATGGACGAATGGCTATGACGCCAGCAAAAGATACAATGACATGGTTGCCAAAAAATTCAAGAGTAATAAGTGGTAGCATGAGACAACGTTATGAAGAGGCAGAAGGTGCAGGTATGGCGCCTAGATTTAATTTAGGTACGATTCCTAGACTTAGTACAGGTACTTGGTTTGGCAACGCTAAAGATTGGGTTGGAGATAAACTCAAAGGTGCCGGTAAAGTTGTTGGCAATAGTGCAAAATGGCTCTCTGAAAAAATCGGAGATGTTATGGACTACATGGACGAACCAGGAAAATTACTTAACAAAGTGCTTTCCATGATGGGTATTGACTTTAGTTCTCTTACAAAAGGTATGGGTATCGTTGGAGATATTACACGTGCTGCATGGAAAAAAATAAAAAAAGGAGCACTAGATTGGATTAAAGGTGGGTTTGAGGCTCAAGCAGGAGATGGATCTGTGTTTGAAGGATATGGAATTCTACAAAAATATTCTGCTCCGCCATATCCGCCGAATCCTAATTATCCTTTCAATGGCGGAGTCCATCACGGTGTCGATTATGACATGCCTGTTGGTACGCCTGTGCGTACACCGATGGCTGGTCGAGTTAGAAGTTGGTACGATAACTACGGCGGCGGTAATGCTATCACTGTTTCAAAAGGTAAAACATTCTTATGGTTCATGCATCTTAGTAAGCAACTTAAGAAGACAGGAGAACAAGTTAAAGCAGGACAACTTATTGGTAAATCAGGTAACACGGGTTCAATGACTAATTATCGACATCTTCACTTCCAAGTCAATCAGGGCGGAGAATCTAACAGCAACTCTGTAGAACCGCTTAGCTGGTTAAAGAAAAATGGTAAAGGTATCGGCGGTAAATCAGGAAAATGGAATGGTAATATTCGACAAGCATTAAAATTAGCCGGTTTGCCTACATCTCAAGCATACGTAAATGCGTGGGCGAGACAGATTCAAACGGAATCAGGTGGAAATGCTAAGGCTATCGGTGGTACTGATGGTTTAGCGGACGGTCGTGCAATGGGACTTGTGCAAGTTAAACCTGGTACATTTAATGCTTTTAAATTACCAGGACATGGTAATATCATGAATGGTCTAGATAACTTAATTGCTGGTATGCGTTATGCAAAAGCTAGATATGGAGGTAGTATATTATCAGTAATAGGTCGTGGACATGGGTATGCGACAGGTGGACTCGTCCACAATGGCTTATATCATTTAGGCGAAGAAGGGTACCCTGAATGGATAATACCTACTGACCCAAAACGAGCAGATGATGCAGCTAAATTACTTGCATTGGCTAGTAAGGATATTAGTAAAAACAAACGTCCTAGCCAATTGAAAAGTGTCAATAACCTTTCTGATGATGGTCATACAGTGAGTGTCTTAGAGCAGAAAATGGATAAAGTAATTGGTTTGCTTGCTAGATTGGTTAGTGCTGGTGACACAATTGCAGATAAGGATTATGAACCAGTAATTGATAAATACGCACATAAACAACAAGTTTTTGACGCAATAGATGATTATAATAGACAAAAACAAAGACATAGAAGGTTTAATCCTGGAGGAGTTTAAAATGCTAGATACAATAAAAGTTAATAATAAAACAATTCCATGGTTAGTAGTAGAAAGAGGGTTTAAAATACCCTCTTTTAATTTTGAAATAGAAACTGAAGATGTACCGGGAAGAAAAGGTTCAGTTTTTAAAAAGAGAGAAGTGAAAGGTTATGAATTTGACTTACCTTTAATAGTAAGTAATGAACATCTCTCACACGGTGGAATGAAAAAACACGATGATATTTTAAATGAGATAGTACGTTTCTTTGATTATGATTATGAAGTTCCATTACAATTCATGACACAAGATTGGTACTGGAATGCTTTTTTTGAAGGTCCTGTAGAAATTGATAAGACACCTAGAGGAGTATTGTCATTTGTTATAAAGGTTGTTTTGGTAGACCCATACAAGTATGCAGCAACCGGCAACTACAACACAGCTATATCAGACCAAGTGTCTATCGTGAATAGCGGTACAGCTGATACACCCGTCACAATAGAAGCGAGGGCATTAAAAAATGCTAACTTCTTCCAAATTGCCAAAGGCGATGAGGACTATTTTATGATTGGTGACGATGATGTAGATAAGCCACTCAATGACTATTCACCACTCATTTTAGGTGATGAATTGCGCGTGTTTAAAGGCTGGAATAAACAAGATACCAAAGATTTCACTGATAACCATACAGGCGGTGACGTTGGTGGTGCTTTCAGTCAATCTTCAAGCAAGGAGTCATTCTACCTAAACACAGAAAGCGTAACGGGTAGTGGTTGGCAGGGCGCTATGTATAAACGTAGCTTTGTCAATTATGCGAGCGCTCAAGACTTTTCAACGAATGTTAAGTTTGGCCTAAACCAACGTCGTAAAGGCGCAGTACACTTCGCACAGTACCTCTACGATACAGACGGACGAGTGATCGCTTCAATTGGTTACAGTAATCCTAACGCCAACTCAAACACAGGACGTATCATTGTTACACTGTTTAACCAAAATGGCGACCAAGTTAAGATATACGACTATAAAAACAATCCTAGCTTATACAACATGGATGAGTTTGTGGTCTATATTAAGTTGGAACGTCGTAGCAATCAATTTAAAATAAAAACCTGGAAATATAGAGAGATTCCTTATCCGTTAAGAAAAATCGCGTTTGATCAACATGAAAAAATTTATATGGATAGCGGTAAATTCTACACACGACCTATTGCTTCGTTATCTTTATATTCTGCTAAGAATGGTAATAATCCAGTCATGCCGCTATATATTTTCGGTACTTATACGAGAGAGCTATTGCCTAAACCTAAAGGGGCAAGAGATATGATTATCAAAAAAGGCGATGAAATCTTGATTGATATGCGTAATCATAATGTATTAGTAAATGAAGAGCCTTTTTTATCTGAAAAAACTTTTGGTTCTAACTATTTCAAAGTAGAAAAAGGGCATACAGAATTAATTATCTCACCGTTAAATACATTTGATACAACGGTTCGTTGGCAAGATAGATATTTATAGAAAGGAGGTTGCAATTTGCTGCATATTTTAGACTATGAAGATAAAATTATAGACTTTATTTCCGAAGATGACGCATCAATTATTAACGCAAAACATAACCGTGATATTAATAATCGCTCAGAAACGTTTGACTTTACAATACTGTCAGAACGAGCTATAAATTTGCAAAAGAATTATAGAGTCATTATTCAAGATAGCACTGGTCAGTATAGAGAATTTATTATCGAACATATTTCACAAGACATGGATGGGTATACTGAAATAGAAACAACAGCTTCATATTTAGAAGATATAACCGGTGCGCCTCCTTATGCACCAGGGAGCTTTGAGAAAAAGACAACCACAGAAGCCTTATATGGTGTATTGAAAGATACGGGATGGCAAGTGTCAGAAGCTACTGAATATGGGGGTATACGTACGACATCATGGACTGGTTTTCATACACGTTACGATATACTGGTGCAATTGTGTACGACTTACGATATGATAGTTGATTTTTATATCGAGTTAGGTAGTAATACAGTTGATGGTCGCTACGTTGTACTGCGTAAGCGAAATCCTATATTTCAAGGTAAAGAAATAGTTAAAGGTAAAGACTTAACTGGTTTAAAGCGGATTGTTGATATGAGCGAAGTTAATACCGCGCTGTTATGTGTGGGTCCTGAAAAAGAAGATGGTTCACGTATTACTTTAACCGTCAAAGATGATGAAGCCCAAGCGCAATTTGGATTGCCAGGAAGATATATTTGGGGCATCTATGAACCTGAAACTGAAGATGAGAATATGACTGAAGCACGATTACGTTCATTAGGTACAACTGAATTGAACAAACGTAAAAAAGAAAAAATCAGTTATGAAGTAACATCTCTAGATATTAAAACATATCAACCGCATGAAATTGTTCATATTGGCGATATGGTACGTATAAAAGATAGAGATTTTACGCCTCCGTTGTATTTAGAAGCTGAAGTAATCGCTGAAGATTATGACATGATTACTAAAGAATCGACATATTCCTTTGGCGAGTATAAAGAATATCGTGAAGATGATTTACGCCAAGAGTTTTATAAGCACCTTAACAATATTAGACAACGAATGAATGATAACTTCAGCAATGTGAATACTATTGTTAGGGAGACTAACAGTCAATTACAGTATTTCGAAAAGAAAATTATTAAGTCGCAAGATGCGCCGGAAAATCCAGTCAATGATATGTTGTGGTTAGACACAAGTAATCCTAAAGTAGCAGTGTTACGTAGATACTGGGATGGACAGTGGATAAATGCGACTGCCGAAAAAGCTGATGATATTGGCGCAGTTACACGTGAGAAAGCTTTGTACGATGATTTAAACAACACATTTATAAATTTGAACATTCAACATAGCAAATTATTAAGTGAAGTGTATGAAGTTATAGACAGTGAATACCTTGTCGATACTACATTAAAACAACAAGTTCAACAAAATTTAGATAATACAATCAACGTCTATAATGCAATTAAGACAAATCTTGAAAGTATGACACCGGAAACAGCGACAATCGGCAAACTTGTTGATATACAAGCACTGTTTTTAAAATATCGCGAATTGCTGAAAACACTATACAATTCATTAGAAAACGCTAAGATTGCAATAGATGATCGTTTCAAATTACTGCAATCTCAATACACAGATGAGAAATTCAATGATGCAATGTCTAAAGTAGCTGAAGGCATCGGCGGCACATGGAACGCTGAAACAGGTCAATTACTTGCAGATATTCCAAGTCAACAAGAATTAGAAGACGCGTTGAAAACCTATATTAACGGCCAAGACGCCGCATTAAAGCAGCTTATTGACGGTGAAGTCAACAGCAAGATAACACAAACTAAGAATGAATTAAGCAGCAACATCAGCGCAGTGAGTGCTAAGGTAGACGTCATTCAAGTAGGCGGACGCAACTTGTTACCTACTTCTTATGATTATTACAATGTCACCGGTTTGTATGGCTATATCAAGGTGAGTAACGATAATACGCAGAAAGTTATTAAAATCACGGATAATGACACGTCAGTTGATATGACAGGTGTATTCTTCGGTTTTACTAAAAATGGTCAAGATGCAAGTGGTGGTTATCGCTGGGAACATTCAGCCGGTAATTTAATCCGCAATTTTGATAATGATGTGTCATTGAAACAATTCAATTATTTTTCATTTTTCCCAAAAGACAAAGCAACATTAGATAAAATCTTCAAACGTTATAAAATTAAACTTGAAAAAGGTACGATTGCGACTGATTACACAGTAGCACCAGAAGATGTTCAAACTAATATTACAAAGGCGCAATCAGAGGCGACTATTGCCGCAAAAGCTTATGCGGATGCCCAGGACACATTGAGAAAAACAGAATTACAAGCATACGCAGACGGTGTTGTAACTAAAGAAGAACAAAGAGCTATCGCAGATGCTCAAGCAAAATTAGAAGAAGCTAAGGCATATGCAGAGGAAACTCAAAAGGTAGCACAAGCTTATACCGATGAAAATCTTGAACCAATTACAACAACGCAGACACAGCAATCATCGGATATTAAGCAGCTTAAAGACGTTATAACATTGAAAGCTGACAAAACAGAATTGACAACGATGTATGATACAAACATCAAGCCGCTGCAAACGCAAATCAATGAACAGAAAGCGCAATTAGATGTGTTACCGGAACAAATCAGTAGTAAAGTATCGCAAACAAGTTACGACGCAGACCAAAATAATATAGTCACGCGTTTAAACAGCGCAGACACGCAACGCCAACAATTAAGTAATGCGCTTAATGACAGTGTGACCATCAAAGAATATACAGATAACAAGACAGCGACTACTAATGAAATCAATACAGCAATTAATAATGTACAGGTCGGCGGCAGAAATTTATTAGAAAACAGCGTAAATATCAAAAAGGCTATCAATGATACTTCGAACAATTATAATCAGTATTGGGCTACTTTAATCACAAGTGCACATAGTAAATTACAGTTGGGCGAAACCATAACGATAAGTTTTGATGTGCAAATGGAACGCGGTGAAATACTAAGAGTATATGATACTTTAACCAACTTTGATTTCATGTTTGGAGAAAAGGTATTTAAAAATATCGGCAATAAAAAACAAAGGCTGTCATTCACTTTACCATTAGTATCAACAACTAAAACGGGTACATTATGGAATTTGAGTTTTTACAACAATAACAACGGAGACCGTTTTACAATTGAAAACATCAAAATAGAAAAAGGCAACAAAGCAACAGACTGGACGCCTGCACCGGAAGATGTCAAATCAGATATTGATAAAGCAAAAGCAGAAACTGATAAAACGTTTAGTGTTATGCAAACACAGATTAATCAGAATGGTACTGACATCAATGCACGTGCAACAAAAGAAGAGTTTAACGCCAGTAAGAAAACACTATCGAATGTAATAAGTGATTTATCTATTAATACGACAACAGGTCTGACACTTTCATACGATGAAAATGGTAATCTTCAATCACATACTGTTGGCCCCGATGGCATTATGTTGAAGGGTGACCGTGTCAATATCAATGTGAACAAAGATTTTCAAGTGTTAGCTGGTAATGTAAATAATAAGGTCGGTAAAGATGAAATCATTAATCGTTTAAACTTATCACCAGAAGGTTTAGACATCAATGTAAATAACTTAGGTATACGCGGCGGGGACACTACAAATTATTTATCAATCAAGAATCAAGAAATATTATCCCGTGGTACATTCACAAGGACATGGGGCGGCGTAACTGATACTCCAACAGCAACAGTCGGCATTAAAGACGGTTATATTTTATCAAGAAACCAGAAGACGGGTTACAGCCTTTATATGACTGAAAAAGGATTATCCACAATGATGTCCGGCGGTGTCGGTTCAGAACAAGCCGGTGCATTAGAATTTCACTATGATCTAATGAATGATAATTCACGCGGTGTGCGTTTATCATCTACCTATGGTGTCGTATTCCTGCATGCTGAAAACAGTCGTATCTATACACGTTCACGCCTTACAACCAATATTGAAACATGGGAAGCTTCAGTTTATATTCGTCCTCAAGTTTATTCGCGTCCCGGTGTGAATGAATTCAGCTTCTATCTTAAGGATAATGATAATGCTAAAGATACAGACGGCACACTTTTATTCGGTGAAATCTATAATGAAGCTGGTCAAGCCGGTTCAGGTATACGTTTCAGAAAAGCAGGGATGCCGGGTCAAACCGAAGGTGAATATGAGCCGCTTGTTTATGCTACCAACAAATTCGGCGATATTGGAACAGGCAGTTTCCATGCAAGAAACTTTTATGGTGATTTCCAATCCAGAAGTGGTTATTTGTATCTCAAAGCTGATGATAGGGTTCGTATCACAGACTACAAAGGTTATAACAACGGCAATCCAACTTACGGTGATTTACAATGCAGATGGATACAATCTGAAAGTATCCGTACAACAAGTACCAACTTTTATATCGGTACTTCAACAGGTGAAGTAAGAATTACTAACAACTTACTTTATAACGGCGGGGACATTGGCTATAAAGATATACGTTTCAAAAACTATGTAGCAATGTCATCAGAGAGATATAAATATGATATTAAAGAGTGGAATTATAGTGTGCTTGATGCATACCGCAATGATCTAAAATTATATTCTTATAAAAACAAATCTGAAAAAGAGGAAGAATATGTTCGTGACCATCACGGTATTATTATTGAAAGAGAAATACCGATTGAATGGAGACATCGTGATGGTTTTGATGGCAATGAAGTGTTGTTTTGGAATACTAAAGCTATACAAGAATTGATTGAAAAAGTAGATGGATTGGAGGAACAAATAAATGAATCAAAATAACCAATTACAAGCAGATCCAAACAAGGTAATTAATAACTTATTGAACAAAATCACTGAGCTGGAAAAAGATAATGCAATTTTGTTCGCACTGTATCAAGAGGAATTAGAAAACAAACAAAATACTGGTGAAATGACCGTGGTGTAAGTGAGTAACTTATACCACTATTTTTATACAATTTTTAGGAGGAATTTATTATGGAAAAAATTAAGGAATTTTACTTAGTGGAAGTCAATAAATACGGAGAAGAAAGTCCATTAATGCAGAATTATTCAAATGGCTTTGTGAGAGGTGCTTCACCTGCTAACGCTTATAGGTTTACTGATGAAGAGCAAGTCAAACAGGTATGCGCAATGCAGAATATGTTGGCTGGTATCTTTAAAAATGGAGCAAAGACATATTATGTGAGACAAGATATTACACGTAGTTCTTTTGATGAAAAAGGAGAACCTTATGTGGAAGAAAGAGAAGATGAATCTGATTCATTAGGGGTTTTGTAAAAAGTAGGTGGCACAATGTTTGGCTTTTTAAAGTGGCGTGAGCACGAATGGAAAATTATGCGCCTAGAAGAAAACGATAAAGATATGTTTGAAAAATTAGAGAACATCGAAACTAGCTTGAGGAATCAAGAAAAAGTTTATGATAAACTCGATAGAACTTTTGAAGAGCTAAAACGAGATAGATTAAAGGAAGAAGAAAACAAAAAAGAAAATGCCAAAAATATAAAAGATCTAAAAATGTGGATGCTTGGTGTCATAGGTACTATTTTAAGCACAAGTATATTAGCTTTATTACGTATGTTGTTTGGCATATAAAGGAGGTGATACTATGTTCGGATTCTTAACATTTGGAGCATCGTTTTGGGAATGTTTTTGGTTCGGTAAATGTAAATAAAATATGAAAAGAGTCGGCACTTCGGTGTCGGCTTTTTACATTTCAAAGGAGTGAATTAAATGGAAGATAAAATTAAACAATATATTGCTTTAATCGGCGGTTTTCTCGGGGCTTTATACCTTGCTCTGCAAGCAAGTGGAATCAGCGCGGAATGGATTAACCCAAGAACAGTAGATGCATGGATTAATGTAATCAATACTGGATTACCGCTTGCATTGGTCGCATATGGTGTATGGAAGAATACGTTTATTGTGAAGAAATCAGCACGTGATCAAGAGGATTATTTAAAAGAGAAAGGGTTGAAATAGATGTTAACTGCTATCGATTATCTAACTAAACAAGGTTGGAAGATTTCATCCGACCCACGTAAATATAATGGTTATCCAAACAACTATGGCTATCGTAACTACCAAGAAAACGGAGTGAACTACGATTCATTTTGTAATGGTTACCACAGAGCGTTTGATTTATATTCTAATGCAACTAACGACATCCCTGCAGTAACTAGCGGTACAGTAGTCACTTCTGAAACACATGGTAATTTTGGAGGCACAGTGGAAATCAGAGATACCAATGGTAACGATTGGATTTATGGCCACTTGCAACGTAATTCATTACGATTCTCAAAAGGCGATAAAGTCAATCAAGGCGACATTGTAGGACTGCAAGGTTCATCCAACTATTATGATAATCCTATGAATGCACATCTTCATTTACAATTACGTCCTAAAGGAACAGATTTAAATGATGAGAAAGCA